AAAGTCAAGAACACCTATAACTTGAAGTTTACTAGAGTCCCAAGTAAGATTAGAATCACCTTCAATAGTTCCGTCACCAGTCCAAACTCCTACTTGATTATTAGCTGGAGTTCCATCTTTAGAAACGTCTCCGCTTCCTGCAGGAACAGCGAAAGTTGGAGCTGCACTTGCTCCATTGCTTTTAAGAAATGTTCCATCAGCACCGAATGCGAGTTCAGTCACATCACCACTTGTATCACTATAAAATATTCTCCATGCTGTTTGATCAACGAAACTCGTGAGATTAGTGTATCCTCCTCCTAAATCAGAGGCTAATGCTTTCTTTAAGTTTCCTGTGTCAGAAGTGTCTGAAATAAGAACGTAATCAGTACCGACAGCTGTGACTTCTGATTGTCCTGTGATTGCTGTTTTATCAACTGTTAAAGCCCCGCTACCAGTGACTTCTCCAGTATGGTCTGCATTGGTAAGCTTCGCAGTATTAAGGCTTACAGCGCTATTATTTGCTACTTCAACGTCAAAGTCACTTATAGTGCTTGCTGCTTGAGTTCCAGTATGATTCGCTCTTGCGCGGTCAGAAACGTGATAATGAAGAGTACTTGCACCTGTATCCGTCAGGTCTGTTGCGTTAACATCACTTATATTGTTCGCTTCAGCTCCATCCTCCACGTTTATCATTGTGAGTACTTGTGCTTTGGTTAATTCTTCAATTATACCATTCGCTCCACTCACTCTTCCGAGAATCCTCTCATCATTCACAACGTTTTGAATCTTTGCATAAGTCACCGCGTCATTCGCTATTGTTGCTGCGAAGCTGCCAGTACCACTCCCAGTCACATTTCCTGTTAAAGTGATTGTTTGGTCCCCTGTGTTAGTGTTACTTGTTTGCCCTATGACTACTGCTTCTGCGTCAGTAACATAATTTTTGTCTGTTGAAGCAGTAATATCTGCTGTTGTAGCATCCTCTCCTGAAGTAACCAATCCTTTAATATCATATGTAATCTTTGTTTTTGTCGCTCCTGTGATGGCTGAGTTCTCATCGACTTTAGCATCGAGAGCGTTTTGTAAGTCTGTTTGATTAGAAAGAGTCCCTGTAATATCACCCCATGCGACGACTCCTGCTGAAGTAACCAATAATTCCCAGTCAGCACTCGTTGCGCCTGTAGCAACATAAACCTTACTTAGCACAGTGTCAATGTATAAGTCTCCGATCGCTTCAGGAGTGATTGCACCTATGGGAGTGACTAAACCATCATAAACTCTGCTTCTTCCTTTCTGGTCTGTGACCATACTATTCCAGTCTGCTGATGCGAAATCGTCAAGAGCTACTTTAGTGTCGTCCCATACCATTTTAATCCACCATTATTGAAGGTCTGATTTTGATTCTTCCTTTCCTCATGTTTCTTTCCTTGTAAAGTTTTTCTACACTGCTTTGCCAGTGAGTATAAGGAACTCCTTTTGTGACTGCTAAGTCTCCGAGTGAGTAACTCGCGTTAAAAACATAAGTTGATCCTATAACGTTTATTGCCGCGCAGATTGCTGCTTCAATCAACATATATGTTTTGATGTACTCAGGAATTTGTAATTTTACCACTACGCTTCCGCTTTCGTGAGTGTGAACTAATTGATCAACGACTATGTCTGTTCCTGCAGGATCAGAGGTTATCTTTGCTACTTCTTTTTTTCCATCCATACCATAGATTTCTATCCAGTTATCTTTTGCGAACCCTGTGATCGCTGTGACTCCTATTGTGACCGTTGTTCCTACGGCTACGGCAGCTGTTGATTCCGTGCTTGTGGTGCTCTCTTCTAATAATCCATACAAGTACTTGATAAAAGTGTTTTGTTGCCCTGTGACGAACACACCGGCCTCTGAAGACGTTGATAATGATACCTTTCCGCTTGGCTTGTGAATCTTCAACGTGGAAGGAGTTATACTTGTAGAAGTGTTACTTGTTAATGCTCTAACGCTTAACAAAGGATTCTTTCTTGCATAAATGTTTGCGAGGTTGTTTCCATCTTTTACTTCGATCGCTTGAGTTGGCGTGAAAGCTGTATTTATCCACTTTGTCATCTCACCCTCAACTTGATCTATGTACTCATTTAATTGAGCGTCAGTTATGAGACTACTTGGTGCTCCAGAACGATTCCTGACCTCGTCAGCAGTTATGTATGTCATCTTGCTATTAACCCCTTAATGTCTACTTTTATTTCTTTGATGTCATCGTGCATTTCTTGTATTAATACTTGATTGGATAGTGTTCTTTTCTCACAAGCATTAATTCTTTCATCAATGTTAGCGTCGTCTATCATTTCTTTAAGATTATCAATGTCTGATTGCATCGTCACACCATAAGCGACAACTGTCACGACACAACTAAGCAAGGCGATAATTACCATTATGAGTGCGAGTGTTCCTTTCTTCAATTTGTAATCACTACTTTCCTTCGTCACAATTATCATCCTCTACTTCTTCTTGAAAAATCTTTTTTTTATTGGTGTTGGTTTTAACTCTATAAGAGGTTCTTTCTTCTCTTTCTTAACTACAACTTTCAGTTCTTTCTTCTCAACCACTTTCGTAAGTCCGAGAGCAGTACCATGATCCTTTTCAAAGTCAGCCGTTTCTCCTGGTCTGATAGTAAAGAAAGAATAACCTTCTTTGTGAGTGCCTACTCGATACTTGATTTTATCCTTTGTGTCATTTCGGAATAACATTTTAGTACTCCTCCACCATGATATAAGTCGTTGTAATATCACCGGCCGCGGCTGCTGTTACTGAAAGCATTAATCTTCCAAAAACAACGTATTCAGTCGGGACCACTGCAGTGTCAGTTGACAAGTATTTTAAGTCTGTTCCAGCATTGTTTTGACAAGTAGCTCTCGGATAATAAACAGTGTTATCCGCTGAAGGATCAGCTCCTAATCCTCCAATGTTCAATACTTCTTGAAGAGCGTCAGAGACATCGTCATCATCTGCAGGGTTCATCTCGAAAAGATTCACGTCACGATCACTCGTACTCGCAGGCGTAGTATTAGAATAAATTGTTTTAACAGAAAGAATCTTCCCTCTTATCGGCTTTGAGAATGATGTTCCAGTAGTTGCTCCTACTGCTATAGTGTTTTCTATTTTATGCATAGTTATTTTGCTTGGCATTTTTCCCTCGTTAAGTTTTTAATCTCCGTTAGTTCTGGAGTCGGTTAAAAAAAAATTAAAATAATAAAAAAAAATGTTTATTCGTAGACGTATCGACTAATCTTTTCTTTCACAAGATACAAGAAAGCAGCGGCTGCGCTTAATGCTTGAACACCAACATATGGTATTAAATCAACATCATTTGTTAATGCTGCGCTTCGGTAGACTTCCTTATTATTAATGAAGAATCTTGCTTTACAATCATTATCAATTTCTATCCTGAAATAATAAATCGTGCTTGCCTCGATAGTGACTCCACTATCATTATTGACATCTGTTCCGCCAATACTCGCGATGCATCTCCATGTAGTGTCACTGTCATCAGTGCTGTATCTGAAGAATACTTGATCAGCGTCAGTTGCAATAACAGGAGTGTTTGTTAGTTTAAGTCCTGCCCAGTACAATCTTGTAGTGATCGCACTATCTGTCTTGATTACTGATTCCCATATAACTTGGTTTTCTGTTCCCCATTTGACGTTAGCCCAGGCTGTTTGCCCTGCGTCAAGGTGAGGTAGAATAATTACTTGATCGTTATCAGCACCTGCGGTTTCCAATTCTATACCACCGACTAATGTTGCGAATGTAACATCTGCTTCTGCGCCATGAGTTCCGAGTATCTCGAAGTTCTTGTTTGCAGGATCATTTGCTATGTTAGCGTTTAGTTTTGGTAATTGTGCGAAGTTTTCTTCAAGAACATATCTTTCTGCTCCTTCAACCACTGGTTTGTTAAGAACGATTGCTTCACTCATCTCGTATGGTCCGTTGCTGTATGGTGGACTTGCAGGTCCTCTTGTTGCTCTTAATCCTTTTGCCATTGTAATTCATTTCTCTCCCGAGCATTCTGCCCGATTTTTAGTGTTCTCCACTACCTCAGTAATGAATAAAAAAATAAAATAATAAAAAAAAAGTTTGGTTCAATTTATAATCGAGCCATCACATGAATTGTTCTTGCTTCATTATCTGTGCTTCCTGGAATAGTAAGTACTCCAGCAGTCGTGATTGCGGCTACTGGGTCCCATCCGTCAGTTGCTCCTTGACAACTGGCGCATACTACTTTCGATGCACTAATAATTGAAGACACGTCAATAGTATCTGCATCGTCTGCTGTTGCAGGCGTGAGAATAGTATAAACGTTGAATCCTACTTGTGGGTCTTGTGTGACTGTACAGTCAGCTATTGCTATTGCGGCCATTTTTTATCACCTTATGCGATGTTATCTATGAAACTATTAAAGCCGATTGATCGCATGATCAAGCACTCATAGATTTTTAGCATGAATTTGCTACTATCGTTCGTGTTTGCTAAGTCCTGGTATGTCATGTCTTGCAATACTCTCATCTCAATAAAATCAGTATCAAGGAAGAATATTTGCTTTGCACCACTCGTGTTACTCAAGAATTGACTTGGAATAACTGGAATTGGTCCTACCATTGTTTGAAGTACCAACTGTGGAGGGATACCGAATGGTAACTCTACACCGCCTACAAGGTCTGAAGGTCTGAAGTTGAAAGTGTCAATCATAATCTTTCTTAAATCAGTTACTACACTTGAACTTGCGACTGCGAGTTTTGGTCTTCCACCATCATCGAAAGCTGCTTGAACTGCTTCTTCAACATCATCCCATGTTAGAGCTGCTCCTGATAGGTCTGATTGGTTCGTTGTTCCTTGAAGAGTCACTATTCCTGAGAATTGTGTCGCGTCAGTACTTGCGTCACCATTAAGAATAAGATTTTCTTCTAATTCTTTAAGACTTCGAGCTTTCATTAACACTTCAGTCTGTTTTCCGTTTGGTGCGCCAACGTTTCCGAAGCTACCATTACCCATACCATTTCCAGTAGGATTGAATCCTTCTATCATGTATGAAGGCATTGCTGCTTGCATTGGTCCGAGGACTCTTCCGATGCTGTACAAGAATTTTATGCTTGTGCTTGCACGATCATATGTGTCATCTGCTTCTGGAAGAGCTGCGTCTGCGAGTGCAGTGTAAGCACTACCTTTTGCTGTGATAACGTTATAATCTGCTGTTAATCCTTGGTTTGCTACACGTGGAATGAGTTCTACGAGTGGAGTCCATTTACATGATTGGTCTACGATCCGTGGATCTACGTATACTGGTACGAGTGCGTATCCTGCTGTTCCTACTCCACCAGTTGTTGGTCCGAGCGCTTTCGCTTGAATGCTTTTCATTCCTGTTTCCATAATGTCTTTGAGTTCTCCTCTCATGTCAACATCATTCCATCCGTTAACATAAGATGTGCCTGCTTTAAGATGTCCGAATGAAACCTGGTATGCTCCATCATGATCAAATGCGGCGCCGATTGAATTTGTTCCTGCCATTCTTTTTCACCTATATTGTGTCAAGCGGTCCAGCCCATTTATGGTCTTTGACTTCAGCTTGTTTCTTTTCGTTGCTTTTTTCTGCTCCCATTGCTTTTTGTTGAGGTTTCTCAACGATAGCCTTGAGCTCAGCGTTTTGTTCCTTCAGGTCTTTGACTTCTTTTGAAAGTCCTTCAACTGAATCTTTTAGTTCTTTGAAGTCGGATGATTTGACTTCTACAGTAGTCTCATCAGATGATTTTTGTTCAGCCTCGGCTTCTGGAGGTTGAGCTTCTTCATCTGGCTTAACATCTTCATCTTTGTTTTCCATAGTGCTCCTCTCATTGTTTTTATCATTGACATTTCTGTCATCTGAACGTGATTTAGTTTCTTTATAGTTAGAATCATTAGAAGGTTTCTTATCTGATGATCCTCCGAGCTTGTTCTGAATATCACTTCTTGCTTGCTTGCTTAACTCACCATATGGTTTGTCAGCATCATGCCGATTCATAGAATCAGTGTTATGAATAAAGGTTCTTTTATCAGAATCACTCATCTTATTCCATTTATCAGCCACAGCACTTCCTTCAGCACCTGATCCTGGTTTGCTTCTTCCACTTCGCTTATTATTATTATTTTCACGAACATTATGCAATGCTTCATCACTCGAAGCACCATTCATTCTGTCTTCAACATAACCAATAGCATCATTTCCAGACAATCCTTGTTTTTCAGCTTCATCACTTAGTTTTCTTCTATCAGTAGAACCGTCTTCACTTGGTTTCTTTCCACTACTTGGCCTCTTCTTATTATCGTCTGGGTACTCATAATGATAATTCCCTGGACTGCCAGTTCTACGAGTGTACTTTGTCTTTAACTCCTCGACCGCATTGTCAAGTTCTGCGAATAAATCATCTTTTATTTCAACGTTTGCCATATCTTCTTCCTCTATTGATTTCATGAACTCGAGGCTTTTAGCCATGACAGCTGTCATGCTCGCGCCAGGATTAATAGGGTTTCCAGTGAGTGCAACGTTCAAAAGATTAACACCATCCAATAACCGGATGTTCTTCCCTTCCCTATTAACACTACTTGTTCTTGTTGGAACATAAGCGATACTAAAGGCATCATAAAAACCACCTTCAACATTATCCCAAAGGTCTTTAAAAGTCATTGTAACGTTTCCTTTCTCGTCGAACTTCTTCCAAGTAGGATTTAATTGCCATGTAATCTTTACCCCTTTAGAATCTCTTTCTTGACCGAGAGCCTTACCAAGGACTATTTTTGTCTTGTTAGCTTCCGCTTCCAAAGCTGATTTTCCTCTGAAAGCCTCATGTTCAAAATCAAGTTTTATAATACGATCAGTGAATTGAGTCATCATTCCATCCATGCAACTCTTAGTCACAACGTCATTGACGAGGTCAACGTCACCAGTAGAAATGTATCCAGTAACAAAGTATTCTTTTCCGTTCTTTCCTTCAACTGACTTGTAGTTTATTTTATCGCTGTAAAATACAAATGTTTCGTTCATAGTAGTCATAATGGTCACCTGGTTATATAAATTTATTTAGGCTTGAACACAATTCATTCTTCGATTTCGAACGTCCATGTGCTCCTGCAATTAACGTGAGCGGGTGGTGCTTGTCCTTTCCATTCTCCTTTTGGATCAACAAACTCCTCATCTAATTCTTTTAATTGTCCATTGAGTCTTTTACATAATGGACTTGTTCTGTGGTCTATGTGAGCGAGATACTTCTTCTTTCCTTTAACTCCACCATCTTTGTATCCTTGTAATCGTCCGAAGTTAGCGGCCCTATTGCTTTCTGTTCTTGCAATAGCTTCCACCCTTGTCTTTCCTACATCGAACACTTTCTGGATGTCTTTTTCCATGTCAGGAAGGCTTTTCCCATCCATGAATCCTCTTTGAAGTACTCCTCTGAGCTTCTCGGAGACTTCTTCAGTCATTCCTTTGACGTTGTCGAACGTGTATTGTGAAATGTAATCGATAGCGTTTTGGTCAGGCATAATATTCTTGTCGAGGTGTTTCTCTGCTTCTTCAAGTCCATCAATGTAATTGTTAGCTATGATTGTTGAAACGATCGCTTTGATACCATCAAGACTGAAGAATCCTTTTATCTTCTCAATCACATCATTAAGGTCTTTTACTTGCGCGAGTACTCCTGGTTTAGTTTCGTCACCTATTATCTTCA